AAAAGTTTCTGAAGAAACTAAAGTTAAGATGCCTAATCCAAATCCTTACAAAAAGGATAGAGGAGAAGACGATGCTGAAGTAGAAGCATTTGCTAAAGGTGAATTAGCTAAGTTTCAAAGGGAACAAAAAGAAAAAGAGGCAACCGCAGCAACCGAACAGAAGGACACCGATGCATCTGAAGAGACTGCAGAAAAATCAGAAGTAAAGGCTACTCCTATCGCTGAACGCCCTGCTAAAGCTGAAGATCGTGTTTTTAAGAAACGTTATGACGATTTGAAAAAACACTATGATTCTACGCTTAATAAACACAAGGAAGAAGTCAGAACCTTGCGTTCTCAATTAGAATCAAGTACTAAACAATTTGTGCCACCTAAATCTAAAGAAGAATTAGAGGCATGGAGAAAAGAGTACCCTGATGTTTATGATATGGTTGAAACCATAGCCATGAATAAAGCAACTACTCAAACTGCAGATCTTGAAGATAAATATAAAAATCTTCAACTCCAGCAAGAACAAATTGCAAAAGAAAAAGCCGAAGTAGAACTTTTAAAATTGCATCCTGACTTTAATGAGATTCGACAAAAAGATGAGTTTCATAACTGGGCTGCAAATCAAGATCCTACAATTCAAGGTTGGTTGTATGAAAATACATCTAATGCTAAGTTAGCTGCTAGAGCTATTGATCTATATAAAATGGATAATGGTCAAAGTAAACTAACTAAAAAAGAAGAGAAGGATGTTAAAAAAGAAGCTGCTAAAGCAATTTCTAAAACAAGAAAAAGTACTGAGTCCGATATTCCTAAAAAGAAAGTTTGGACAACTAGTGAGATTTCTAAATTGAAACCTCATGAATTTGAGAAGCATGAAAAAGACATTGACCTTGCTCGTTTAGAAGGTAGGATTGAACAACGATAACAATCTAACTAAATAAACAAGGAGAAGCATTATGGCTTTTACAAACGCTAGTGGTTATAATAACCTTGCACAAGGTAATTTTACTCCACAGATCTTTAGTCAGAAAGTTCAGAAGTTCTTCAGAAGAGCATCAGTGGTAGAAGATATAACTAACACTGATTACGCTGGAGAAATCGAAAACTTTGGTGACACAGTAAAGATCATCAAAGAGCCTACAATCACAGTTAAAGATTATGCTAGAGGTCAAACAGTTGATACACAAATATTAGCTGATGACCAAATAACTATGACTGTTGACCAAGGTTCTTATTTTGCTTTTAAAGTAGATGATATTGAAGAAAGACAATCTCATGTAAACTTTGAAGCTCTTGCAACCTCTTCAGGTGCATATTCATTAAAGAAAAACTACGACTATAACGTATTGAAGTTTATATACGACAATGCTACTAATGGTACGAGTACAGGAACTGATGCATCACCAATCGATGGTGACGCAGCTGTAGATACTTTAGCAAATTTAGTATCAACTGCTAAAAAGAACTTGGACAGAAATGATGTGCCAGAAGATAACAGATGGTTAGTTTCATCACCTGAATTCTTTGAACAACTAAGAAAAGCAGGTGCTAAACTTTCTGACCAATCAGTAATGGCTGATGGTGGTTCATCACAAATCAGAAATGGTATGGTCACAGACAGACCATTATTTGGTTTTAACATGTACCAATCAAACGCAATTGCTGTATCTGGTGGATCAGCTGCAGCTCACACATTTGGCTCTTCTGGAGCAAATGAGCATGTGTTCTTATACGGACATATGTCAGGAGTTGCGACTGTAAATCATATCGCAAAAACAGAATTAATCAGAGACCCTGATTCATTCGCTGACGTTGTCAGAGGACTACACGTTTTTGGAAGAAAAATCCTTAGAAGTGAAGCAGTCCAAAGAGGCGTTATAACAATAGGTTAATTAGGAGGATTATAGAATACTATGGCTACATATGACTTAACAGCAGCAGGTGGTACTACTGGACATCCGTCTAATGGTAGAACACCTTACTTAGTTGAAAATACAATTGACATAGCAGCAATCAATGGTGACTCTGGAGCAGCACAAAATGATGTTCTTAGAGTATTAGACATCCCTGCAGAAACATTAATCATGGAAGCTGGAATTGAGGTAATCACTGCATTATCTGGTTCAGTAACTCTTGATTTAGGTATCACAGGTGGTGACGTTGACAGATATGTTGATGGAGATACTAACGCTACAGGATTCTCTGCACCAACAGCTACAGCTAGAACTATAGTTGCAAGTGCAGATACTTTAGACGTATTAGTGCTTAGTGCAGATTCAACAGCGGGTAAAATCCGTGTGTTCGCTGTACTATGTGACGTATCAGGTGTTGACGAAACTGACAGAAATACAGACACTCAACAAGACACAGCAGTGTAATCTGTATAATTTTAAGGGGGGCTACATGTCCCCCTTATTATATTACCCCTTATAATATTTAGGAGATTTATGGCATTATATGATTTAACAAAAAAAACTAAAGCAAGTACAGGGCAAAAAATTACAAGATTAGGTGCACCTGATAATACTATGAGGGTTATTAAATTAGAACAAAAAATTAATAATCAAGAACAAAAACTTGATAAAATATTAGAGTTATTACAGAATGGCAACAACATATCTAACGCTGACAAATAGTGTACTTAGAGAATTAAACGAAACAGAGTTAACCTCTAGTACGTTTAGTTCAAGTCGAGGTATACAAACTGCAGTAAAAGATTTTATTAATAAAGGTATTCATGATATTTATAATGAAACAGGTGAGATACCTTTACTATACTCTAGAACTACACAAGATTTAACTATAGGAACTAATGAATATACATTCCCTGCTGATTTTAGAAAAGCAGATATGGATTCATTTTCATTAAGACCAAAAGAATTAGTAACTAATGGTGAGTTTACATCTAATATAAATAGCTGGACAACTGGAGATGGATCACCATCACATACATCAAGTGGTAATGGTAGATTAAATTTAAATAGTGCAGCAGCTTATCAAGCTATTAATACTACAGTAAATAAAACTTATAGATTACAAGTTAGAGTTTTAAGTCCAAATAGTTCTAGCACTGCATTAATTGTAAGAGTTGGAACATCAGCAGGCGGAACACAAAATTTAAATACAACGCAAGATGTAACTAATTTTAGAGAAGGTGATATATTACAAACAACATTTACTGCAACAGCACAAACTTCTTTTATTTATTTAGAAGCATCTGGTGTTCAATTAGATGTTGATTATGTTAGAATATCTAGAAGTGATATTGCAACTAGAAAACTAGCATATATAACATACGATAGTTATTTACAAAATCATAAACCAACTGATGATACAAATAACCAAGGTAATTATTCTGTACCATTAAGAGTTTACATTTTACCAGATCATTCTGCATTTGGTGTAAGCCCAAGACCAAATACAAATGAATATGTTGCAAGTTATGATTATTACACAACACATACAGATTTATCTGCTCACGGTGATAATATGAGTTTACCTGACAGATTTAGAACTTTGATAGTAGATAGAGCTAAATACTATACATACATGTTAAGATCAGATCCACAACATGCACAATTAGCTGATAGAGACTTTCAAAGAAAACTTAGATTATTAAAAGTAGATTATGCAACTAAAAATGATTACATGAGAACTGATGTAATTGGTGAAAGTATTGCAACAAACATAGGAGGCAGAGTTAGTTAATGGATAAAGAAAAGATTAAACGTGAAAAAGAAGAAATGAAAAATGGCATGAAAGTAGTTGATAATATGGATGGTGAAAAAAGAGCTAATGAAAAAATAATATTAGATATAAGTGATGTTGATTTAAGTTCTAAAATGAGAGCAGCCGAAGAATTATCAAAAAAAGAAGGTATACCTATAAATAAAGCATTACAAAAAATTATGGAAGATGCTTTTATGGAAGGTACACCAAACATGAAAAAAATAGAAGATTAATAATTAAATGCCAACAACAGATTTAATATCCCCATTTGTTGTAAGTTGTGCAGGTGGTTTAACATTGAACAAAGACGTGTTCTCTATGCAACCAGGTGAAGCACTAATTTTACAAAACTTTGAACCCGACATTAAGGGTGGATATAGACGTGTTAGTGGTACAGCTTTATACAATAGCACAGTTATACCTGAAGGATCTAGTAATTCTAGTTTAACAGTAGATTGTTCGATAATATTTAATGGACAAATAATTGTAGCTAGAGGTGGTGATATACATAGAGGAACTACATCAGGTAGTTATACTACTTTAACTACAGGACTTGGAACTTCTACTAGAGCTTATGATTTTGAAAAATTTAATTTTGATGGCACTGATAAATTAGTTATTGCAACAGGACATTCGGCTGCACAAATAATTAATAGTAGTTTTGCAGTTGATGTTGTAAATGCTACGGGTGGTGGAACAGCTCCATCTAATCCTAAATTTGTAAAAGCATTTCAAAACCATATGTTTTATGCTGGTGCAACTAATTCACAAGAAGTTATATTTAGTGTACCATTTGAAGAAGATAACTTTACAACAGGTAGTGGAGCAGGATCATTTAAAGTTGACTCTACAGTTGTTGGATTAAAAGTATTTAGAAATGAATTAATTATATTCTGTGAGGATAGAATATATAAATTAACAGGAACATCATCTAGCACATTTGCTGTACAAGAAGTTACAAGAAATATTGGATGTAGAGATGGTGGTAGTATTCAAGAGATTGGTGGTGACGTTATATTCTTAGCACCTGATGGGTTAAGAACTATTGCAGGTACGGCAAGAATTGGTGACGTTGAACTTGGATCTATATCTAGACAAATACAATCTAGAATTGATGAAGTAACAT